GGATTGCCTATCGATACCCTTGCCAAGGAAATTAGTGATGAGACTGGCATGGATATTACTCCGCAGGATATCATTACCTTCATGGATACCTACCCTGGTGGCGTAGCACAAGCCTTGAAGGAACAGGAAGGTGAAGCGCAGACTATTGCCAGGCAGAAGTTTGAGAAGATCACCGGTATCCCCCTTACTGATCAGGTAGCAGACATGGCTTTCAAACAGTATGTTGGTCCTGAGAAATTGAAGGAAGCCGAAAAGAAACTGGATGACGACTTTGACAGCATATCCGATGATGATATTGAGGCGTCCGTCATGCAGGCTATTGATGAGGAAGTTAAAAATGGCGGCTTTGATGTCGCCGATCTGGAAGCATTTATCGCAGAAAACAACATAACAAATGAGCAAGACAGCCAAACTCCAAGCGAGAATCAACAGCAACAAGAACCTGAAGAAGATATTCGGTTCGATGAACGAGCGGATGAAGGCGAGGATCCTGAAACGGACCTACGAGAAACTCCTGAACCAGACGCTACAGAAGATGAGGTAAATCTGGCCGAGGATTTTGATGCATTCATTGCCGAAAATGCGCCTGCAGCAGATATCGATACAAGGCTGAAAGAAGCTAAGTCCCGGTATGATCAGGCTGTTTACAAGCTGGAAGCTGCCAGTGCGAAACTGGCTAAAGAACAAGGCAAGCAGAGCGATATTTTCGGTACTGGCCAGCAGGCTGGTATGTTTACTGCCAGTGCAGAAGATAGCAAGGCCGTTCTCGATCCCTTGCGTCAAGATGTTAAAGAGGCTAAGGCGGAACTGGATGAACTGGCCAGGCAGAAGTCGGTACAGGATAATGCCGCCAACCCAGATATGTTTGCGGAGCCCATGGCCAAGATGGGAAGCAACGTAGGCAAACTGTTTTTCAAAGAGTTTTCCAGCAACGATGCCGCGCTGGATGCCATAGCGGATGCGCTTCCGGAAGATGCGGATGCACAAAGGGCTATAGAGTTTATCCGTCCTATCCTTGCTGCCAACCCTAATGTAAAGGTGGTACCCGCAAGGCCTGGTGAATATACAGGCAGGTTAACACAGGCTTACGGTCTGTCTTATCCTGACGGAACCATTACCCTTAACTTCGATGCTATCCCTGACGAGGAAACGATGATGCGGACGCTTCTGCACGAGTATATCCATGCCGCTACCAGGTACGAGATATTCAACAATCCCGCATTTAAGGAAGAACTCGATACGTTGTTATCGGATATCCGGGAGGCTATGGGCCTGCCTGATACCGAGGCGTTGATAGCTACCATGCAGGGGATGGGCCTTATCGAGGATGGGAAGTATGGCGCTACCAATGCATACGAGATGGTGGCTGAAGTGTTTTCCAATCCGGAATTTTCCAACTACCTCCGTGGCATAGAATACAAGGGAGACAACCTGCTCCGCAGGATATACCTGGCTATTGTTAAGTTCTTCCAGAACGCATACAGGAAACTGGAAGATGCAAAGACTGAGATCGATGCTACCAACCTGGCGGACTACATAATGTCCCTGACAGAGAAGATTGTCCGTCCGAATAATACTGGTCAGGATGGCGGTGTGCTGGCTTCTATGAAGCAGAAGTACCCGGCAGATATCGTGAAGGACTTTATCAGGATCAAGCTGAAGCGAGGCGTCAATGCTACCAAGTTAAGGGATATGCTGGTAGAGAAAACCGGCATGACTCCTGAGGAAGTGGATGCAATGATGGTCCAAGCTCAGGCAGAGCGGACATATGAAACTCCGGGTGAGATCCGCAAAAACTTTGTTGGCAATTTGGAGGAAGGGGAGAGAGCGAGGAAGTTGCCTGTACGCATTGCACCTGGCCTCGATCCCGCTATTCGCACACGGTTGACGGACCAGACAAAGAAGTATTTCCAGATCAGCAATAAGCAGACGCAGGCAGAGGCAGACAGGTTCATGGATCAGTACGATGCAGATGAAATGTATTCTTGGCTGCTCACCATGGAGGCCCAGCAGGATCTTAACAAGTTACCAGGCCGGACAAAGGTATTCGTCTATGCCGCGGCTGTGAAGGCTATGAATAAAAAGGCGAAGGCAGCCAAGATGAAAATGGACTTTGCCGGCGCTAAAGAATATGCACAACGTGGTGCGGACCTTATGGCTGTTATCGCACCTATGGGTACCGAATTCGGTCAGGCCGTACAGGCGTTCCGGGTATTTTCGGAGATCGCGCCAAGCCTTGTATCTGGCATGGCTGAAAAGATCATGGATGAGGTAGAACGCAGGATGCGAGGTAAGAAAAAGGTGAAGAAAGATCCAGCATCCACACCGCCTTTCGATCCCAATGCGCCAGCGCCAGATCCTAATGCACCGGTTCCTGAAGCTACGGCGCCAGCGGAAGAAGAAGATGTGCCTGTAGAGGAAGAACCTATGATCGATCCCGAGGTTCGCCGCCAGATTATGGAACTTGCGGACGAGATTGACGACACCCCTGAGGGATTGCCCAGGGCGAAGAAAGTTAAAGAACTGACGCGCCAGCTGGCATTGCTGGATATTCATAATACATCAGGACTTGATCTTGTACAGGCGATATGGTATAGCCATATCCTTGCCGGTATCGGTACTCATGCCAAGAACACGTTTGCCAACCTTGGTAATACGTTGGTTGAATTCATGAACTTAGGCCTCCGAAGGGTTATCCAGTCAAAGGATATCCGTATTCTCCCCTTCATGATCAGGGCTTGGTGGGACGGCTTAGGTAAGGGTATAAGCGAGGCTGCAAACATCATGGCTACCGGCCTGACAAAAGATACTGTAGAGAAGTTTGGACAGTCTCCATTGTTCGAGTGGTTCACTTGGAAAGATTACCTGAGCGAGGGTAAGGTAGATTGGGCTGCAAAAAAGGTGGGATTATCCGGCGCGAAAATCGGAAAATTACTGGATTTCCCTGCATTTATTGGCATATCTCCTAAGGCACTCAGGTATGTAGGTCGTGCACTGGCGGCTGCCGATGCTATGCTATATACTGCTAATGCAGAGATGGCCAGCGGCGCCATGGCATGGCAGCAAGCGAAGATCCTCAACAGTGAAGATCCAGCCAAAGATATCAAGGCCATGGCTAACGAGATGATGGGCAACGTGAAAGAGAAGATCGAGGTCATGGAGAAGCAGGCAGAGGCCGAAGGCTTTACACCACGAACCAGAGAATTCAGGATCCGAACCAACGAACTTATGCTGGCCACCAGGGCAGAAGATATTCTCGATGTCGGTGATCAGTACGGCGCGAAGGTTACATTTAATCACGAACCCAACGGCGTCTTGGCGCCATGGTATCGAAGTGTTACCCAGTTTACCAATGCACACAGGTCGGTGAGGTTCTTTATGCCGTTCATGCGTATCGTTACCAACCTTATGGAGAACTATTTGAACTACACTCCGGTTGGTCTGGTAAGGGCTGTCGCTGGTAAGCGTGAAACCGATTCTAAGTATTTCAAGAAGCTCACTCCCGATCAGCGTGCAGAACTCTATGTGAAGTTTGGCATCGGCCTTACAACGGCAATGGCAACTTGGTTGCTGGGAGCCTTTGATGATGATGATGACGGTATCATCGAGATCAGTGCTGCGGGAACCGGTGACTACCAGCGTAACTATGAACTGCAAAAGTCTGGCTGGCGCGAATACTCCATCCGTGTTGGCGGTACCGCTATCTCATACAAAGATTCGCCACTGTTCGCTATGCTGGCTGCTATCGGTACGGCAAGTGATCACTATAAGTTTGGTAATGGCGATCCTAACGATGCCACTGTTTTGGAGAAATACAATGTGGCCGCCATGGGTATGGTGAGCGCCATGTTTGACCAGTCGTGGATGAGTGGTCTTGATGAACTGGTGACAGCCACAAAGGGCGTAGATAAGTACGGCCGTACGCAGAATTTTGGCGGCAAGATTACTGACGCAGGCATAGGCATCCTGAGGTCTTTGGCTATGACCAACTTCACATCGCAGAACATCAGGGTTATCCGGGAAGCCATGGATGAGCCTATTAAAAGGGCTGCCGGTATCGAGAAGATATACAGGGATATTCCATACCTAAATGACAATCTTAACCCGATTATAGACGTATGGGGCGAGCCGGTTGTGCCTGAACAAACATTATCCTGGAAGCCTTACCGTATAGAATTTGAACTGGACGAGGATCCCGTTAACGACTTCTTGGCGAAGCGCAAGATATGGGTGGGCCTGCCGGAAAGAAAAGAGGTGATTGATTATAACACGGGTACCGCTATGCCGATGACTGACCAGCAGTATTACGATTATACTAAGAGGGCTGGCCAACTGAGCAAGCAGTATATCCGGAACCTGTTGGCCGAAGGTGCCTTTGATGATCAGAGCATTATCGAGATCAAGAAGATGATCGATGCGGAGAAACGAAAAGCACGGGAAGAAGCGTACTATGAACTTACTCAAAATTAACTATGAATAAGAGAGCATTTGCCAAAAAGTTAAGGGAAATTAGTCGAAACGTACATGACATTAATCATGTCTACAAAAGCGGGGAAGAATTTTGGTATCTATTAACAGCTGACCGCCACTGGGACAACCCAGACAGCGACTGGGATCTGCAAATAAAGCACCTGAAAGAGGCAAGGGAGCGCGATGCCATGGTGATTGATGTTGGTGATTTCTTCTGCTTAATGCAGGGCAAGTACGATAAGCGAAGCGATAAAAGCAAGGTCCGCCCTGAACATCAAAAAACAAATTATCTTGATTCGGTGGTGGAAACCGGGGCAGATTTTTTTGAGCCTTACCAAGACTTGTTTGCCGTAATCGGCCAAGGCAATCATGAGACATCCATACTCAAATATCATGAGACTAACATCTCTGAGAGGTTTGTAGAGCGCCTGAACTATAAAAAAGAACACAAAGTTTTTTTAGGCGGATATACCGGATACATAAGACTTTCGTACGAGGGTCAAGCTGGTGGTAGTCGAAATTCACTGCTACTTCACTATAATCACGGATGGGGCGGCGGCGGTCCGGTAACAAAAGGGGTTATTCAAAGCCAGAGGCAAGCAGTTTATAATCCGGATCCAGATGTTATTATCTCAGGCCACATTCATGAAAATTACGTTTTCCCAATTGAGCAGATAAGAATGAACCAAAAAGGCGTACTGTATCAAAGGACACAGTACCACGTAAGGCTTCCCACATATAAAAACGAATACAAGGACGGATATGGTGGCTGGCATATTGAAACCGGAAAGCCCCCCAAGCCTATTGGCGGTATGTGGATGAGGGTTAAGGTAACCAGGCACGGGAAAGGCATCAAGACATTTTTGCAAGTTGATTTTTTGCAAGCGAGATAGCCCGCCATAAGTGATTTATTTTATGACTTATGGCGGGCTATCATGAGGATTGTAATTGTTATGCTTTCGACATGAACTTTTGATAATGGTGAAAATTCCTTAAATATTCGACATGGAAGAAGAAGTTGAAAAGCCGGACGAAATTGAGCAAGATAGTTCTCAGCCACTACCTATACAGATTATCAATAATCAAATTCAAATATTGATATCTGTGTATGATCTGGACGATAGCCTTTACGAGGCTTTGATGGAGGACAAGATTAAGGTTATGAGTAAGGCGTTCAAGGTGATTCTAAAAGCCCAAAATGCCTTAGAGAAGATGTTGAAGCCCTCAAATTTGTCAGATAATAGTTAATTTAGTTACAAAATGTAACTTTACGATGTACAACCAACAATCGTTTGAACACATGATGTTCAATCCGATGAATGAAAGCCTTCTGGATGACTACCCTCATCTGGAAGGCTTATTTCCTCCCATCCCCCAGATCGAAAGGACAGAGCCAAAAGACGAAGATGATCCCGGCCAGATCATAGAACCTGAGATGAATTTTGAAGAAAAGAAAGCAAACATCCTGCGCTATGTCATCGCCCTTTACGATCCTTTGTCTCCACTTATCGCCGCACACCAAGCTTTACCATCCAGGCAAAAGTATGCTGCTCAGGTAGCGGGGTTTGCTCCGGACGAGGACCTTCACCTACTTTATGAGATGAGCGATAGGGAAAGGTTTATTCCCGATCTCGTGGTGAATTACCTAAAGGAATGTGGTGCCCCGATATCGTATGCCACTATGGTTGCCAACGAGGCCGTGTACTGGGAGTTTTTCCATCGCATGGTCAGGTATGACAAGGATGATGATGACAGTATAATCAAGGCGAAGATGGGAGAGGAATTGACCGAGTTACAGAGTAGGCTTGAAGCTGCCAGGACGAAGTTCTTTGGCAATGACGATAAGTTAAAACAGGCTGTGAGTGCAGTTAGGACTAAACGAAATACCCCAGAGAAATGGGCTAAAGTGAAGAAGAATGTTTAAGAAAGTACCCGGTGGAAGTACGTTAATGCTGAATAGCTACGATGAGGACAACTATATGTACGCCATACAGTTGCCTCCGGTGGGCTACGGTGTCAATGTAGCCACTGGCCAGCTTGAACAAACAGATACCATAAGCCGGTCGGATATTCCTGAGGAACAATACTGGGAACGCACTGAACTTCCGGACTGGTGGGATGATAGGATCGATGAGGAAGCCCATAAACAGAAAGACGATCCGGACTACAGCGATGAAGAACTGGATGAGATCAGGGACCGGGAATGGCGCCGCAGGTTGTGTGGTGTGTGGATGTGGAACTACAACCCGAAGAAAGGTAAAAGCGAACTGATCTATATATACGGACTCCACTACTTCTACATGAACTGGTGGAAGATCGACATTGGTTATCCCAATTTCAGGATAGTTGACCGGGATAGTTTTTATATCCTCGGGTATTGTATCGAAGATCCGGACTGTCTGGGGTTGGTTGAGGTGACGAAAAGAAAAAATGGAAAGACGGTCCGCGCAGGATGTTTCCTGTATGAATATATTTCTCGCACATCTGATACACACGGTGGCATTCAAAGTAAGACGGACGATGACGCTGTTGAAATGTATATCAAGGCTGTCATGCAGCCCTGGACAGAACTGCCAGAGTTTTTCCGTCCCATATACGATACTACCAAGGGTGACCGCCCAGAGAAAGGATTGTACTTTAAAAAGTCCTCTCGCCGTGGTAAGACGGCAATGCAGCGCTCTAATGTAAAGGCGCTGAATTCATTTATTGATTATAAAAATGCCCTTGATAAGGCCTATGACGGTCCCAGGCTACAGCGGTATGTATCGGATGAGTCTGGCAAACTGGATAAGAAGTTCGATATCGAGGAACGCCAAAGGGTTGTGCGTTACACTACAGACGTGGATCACGAATTCCAGGGTAAGCACTTATACACCACTACCGTAGAGGACATGGCCAGCGCTGGCTCCAAGTTTGAAAGCGTATGGAAGAATAGCAACCCAGCTAAAAGGGATGGTAACAACCAGACGATTACAGGCCTGTACAGGTACTTTATACCTGGCTTCAGGACAGGTAAGGTGGATAAATACGGGTACACCGATGAGGAAAAGAACAAGAAGATACTGGAAAACCAGCTGGCTGCCATCATCAACGATCCCGTGGCATGGGCTTCTCATGTGAGAAAGAATCCACCTACTATCCGCCACGCCTTCTGGCGGGACGCTGGCCAGTGTATGTACAATGCTACCAAGCTGAACCGGCGCAGGGAAGAACTGAGCATGATGGAGAACTACAACCAGCGGGGAAACTTTGTATGGAAGGATGGGGTGAGGGATAGCCATGTGGTGTGGGAGCCCAATAAAAATGGCCGATGGAAGATATGCTGGATATTCAGTGATTCCGCGAAGTCCAACAATGTGGTTAACCGGGGCGGGTTGTGGTATCCTAAAAACGAGTTTTCCTTTATCTCCGGCCTCGATCCCTTCCAGCAAGATGCTGTGCAGAACACAAACCGGAGATCGAATGCGGCCAGCTACGTGCTGAAGCGCTACGATATCATGGAGAACGATCCCCTGTATAACGGGGCCTTTGTCTCCCAGTACATTTACCGGCAGCCTACGAGTGCTATGATGCATGAGGACATGATTCTTCAATGCCGGTATTTTGGCTGTGGCCTGTTGATAGAATACAACAAAGCGGGGTCATTAAAAAGCTACTTCCAAGCCAGAGGGTACGGAAACTTCTTGATCCAGTTGCCAGCATACAACGAGCCTGGTATCCCGTCTACTCCGGAGAACAAACAAATACTTTCTGAACTCACCGAGGAATACATTGAAAGTAAGATTGACATTGTGTATTTCGATGAGCTTATAGACAGTTGGCTTGACTTTAATATAGCGGAAACCGAAAAATATGACGAAGTTATGGGTGCAGGTTGGACCTTAGTGGCAAATATGCGGAAGGTGGTCAACCCTAACCGGGGTAAGATGACAGAAATTTCAGACGTATTACGAACTTATAAAGTGAAAGGATAATGAGCAAAACAAGTTTTCCCAGCCACAATGTGGATCCGAAAAGGAAAAAAGAAAGGGAATGGTGCCTACAATTCCTGAAGGCTGCATGGCAGGATTCGGAAACCTATATGCCGTCCGAAGTATTTTATAAGGCTTCGGACAGGTACGATAGAACCGTTATGTATATGCTGGGAAAGCAACCCACGGATGACTATAAAAAAGCCCTTCGTGTGGATGAGGCAGACGATACCAGTCTGTTCCCCTTGGACTTCTCCATCATCAAGATCGTTCCTAACCGTATCAACATCCTTCTGGGTAAACTGGAACAAAGGGAATACAATATCCATGCATATCCTATCGATGCCCTGGCTAAAGATGAATTGGACAAGTTCTTTGCCGAACAAAAGGTGAAGATCATGCTCCGCCAACAGATGGAGGCCTCCAATCCTGAACTACTGCAGAGTCCTGAACTTATGTTGGAACCTGGTGAGCCACAGGATATGGAGGAACTGGAAATGGAGATTGAATACGGAGGCAAGCGCAAGCGCAGTAAAGAGGCGGAAATGGCGATAGGCTGTGCGTCCTGAAGTGCTGAGGGATATTGTCTATCACGGCTGGGGAATATACAAAGATGATCTGGGTAAGGACAATATGCCCAAGGCACGTAGGGTAGATCCTCGCCGGTTCATTACCAACTTCTGCCGGAGATCGGATATGAGTGATATGCGCTTTGCTGGTGAGGTGTACGAAATGACATTGGAAGAACTGGAAGTTGCCTACAACCAGAAGTTTAGCGATGAGGAAAGGGAAACGATTGTAAACAATTCCCGCAAGCTCTGGGGCGGTCCACAGTCTCGGATATATGACGGGCCCAATACAAGGAATGGAGACGAGCAAAGGGTAAGGGTGCTTGATCTGGCATGGTTTAGTACCGATACACAGTATTTTGAGGAAGGGAAAAACAAGTTTGGCAATCCGTATATGGTTGGAGCTAAATTTGGATCGCAGGGAAAGAATATCAAGCCCCGTACTGTCCGTAATATTTACCAAGGTAAATGGGTGATAGGCACCGATATCTGTTTTGAATACGGCCTTCTGACTGGCCAGAAGCGCAGCCCCAACAACCTGCAGGACTGCTTACTTCCTTACCATGTGCACGGTGTCCGCGTTCACGAGATGCTGACCTATGGTTTTGGGGAATCGCTTATCCCTCTTGCAGACGCTATTCAGGTTGCATGGATGAAGATACAGAACATCAGGAACCAGATGATCCCTAACGGGTTTGAGATCGATCTTGACGCACTGGAAGATGTGGCAATGGGTAAAGGTGGCAAGGCTATGAGTAAGGCAGAGATCATTGATAACTTCTTCCGGACGGGTATCCTCCTTAACAGGCGCCGCGATATTTCCGAAAGGAATGTCAACTATAAAAGCATCAACTTCATTGAGAATAGTTTTGGCCAAGCATTGTCCGATGCATGGAATGACTTTATCCAGAACGTCAATGTGATCCGGGAGATTACGGGATTTAACGAACTCACCGATAGCAGCACGCCCAACCCCAAGACACTGGTACCCGTAGCCCAGATGGCCTATGAGGCTACCAACAACTCGTTGTATGGTATCATGGCTGCCGATAAGAATTTGTACTTCTCTCTGGCTGAATCTTTGTTGATCAGGATAAAGCAGGCTATCAAACTGGGTGGGCCTATTGATAAATACATCAAGAGCCTCGGCAAGGGTACAATAGAACACTTCCGGCTTTCCGAGTCTATGGCAGACAGGGACTATGCCGTTATGCTCATCAACATCCCTACCCAAGAAGAAAAGGCAGCGCTGTACGAAAGGCTGGGCATGGAGGAAAAGAAAGGCACCATCACGGCTGCTGATATCATCTATGTAAAATCGATTGACAACCTGAAGCAGGCCGAAGAAGTGCTGGCGTATAGGATCAAGAAGCGGGAAGAAACGATGCATAAGCGCGAGATGGAAAAGATCACATCCAATCATCAAGGCCAACAACAATCCAACATCGTTGCTGCCCAGGTTGAAGATGAGAATAATGCCAAGCAGTTGGAAAGAGATATAACCCTTGAACAGCATAAATCCATGCTTCGTATTAACGAAAATCATGCTAAGGCACAGGATCAAATTCTCGTAGAACAGGCAAAACCCCAAAAAATGGGGTCATAACGGGAAAAATATACTGTTCCCATTAATTGCCTTATATATTGCGGTTACAAATTGTAACCTAAAACAGAAATTATGGACTTCAAGTCATACAGCAAAACCGTCAGCGTAGAAGCAGCTGAGATCAAATTGCCTGAAGAAATCAAGCAATTAGCCAGGGAAAAGAAGTCACCCACTTTCTTGGGTGCTAAGGTTCGCCATCAGCCTGCCTACGGCGATGAGCCTGAAAAGTTTGACCTGCTTTACAAGCAGAACACTGAAGAAGTCCTGCTGGAAGAAGGGGATGTATTTGTAAAGACCAGCACCGGCATTGTGGGCGTAAAGAAAGACGCTTTTGAAGCCGAGTATGGTCCGGTACAGTCGGAACAAGCGCCAGAAGAAGAATTGATTGATGTAGTGATTACTCAGGAAATTCTTGACCTCAATCCAGGAATGGTTGAGTCAGGTGTAAAACTGGGGGATACCATTCAAGTTCCAAAGAGCGAAGAAGGAGATGTGCAGTTTGCTTTAGGGCTGAGAACGGAAGCACTTCCGCCTGTAGAATAAATATGTAAACAAACAACAACGCAATGCAAGGACAACAAATTTTTCAAGCCGCAAGTGGTAATCCATTTGCCGGCGCGAAAGCAGCAGATTTAGAAGTCGTTGAACCGCAATCGGAGGGAAACGATTACGGTGATCAAATAGACGGGGGAGATTTACCGGAGGGCAAAGAAGGTCAACAGGGTGAAAGCGAAACGCAGGAACCAGTTGTCAATAAGAGCTCAGAAAGTGAAGCTCCTATCGTGGAAAAACCGCAGGAAACTCAGGCCGCTTCCCAGGTAGAGACTCCTGCTCCGGCACCGACCAGCCCGGAGGTATCAATCAACGATGCGATATCGAAGTTTGGCCGAACAGATCTTTTAAAAGCCTTGGGTTTGGATGATTACGCCATTGGCGTACTGGACTATTATGAATCCAAAGGGAGCATCGATGACTATGTAGCCATCAAAGCCATCAATTTCAAAGACATGGCCCCTGTAGACCTTATGAAATATAAGGTGCGCAGGGACAATCCAGAACTTTCAAATGAGGCTGTGGAATTCTTAGCACGGCGCGACATGGAACAGAAGTACGGTATTTCTGAAAATCTCGATGAGGACCAGCGCAAAGTCCCCATGGAGGTGTTTTCTCACGACATGGAGAAAGTCAGAAAAGAACTCGTCCAAGAACAAGCAAAGTTCGCAGCACCCGAGAGACAACCTGAACCTCAGGTGGACATTGAGGCGGAACGCCAGCAAGTTTTGGCGGATCCCGTTATCAAAGCAGTTGTTGACAGCAAGTCTATCGCAATCGGTCCGAAGGAAAGCCCGCTGAACCTTCAAGTGGTTCCGGACAAAATCCTTCCCTTGTTGTTCGATGACAATGCGCTCGACATGGCCTTACAGATTAAGGATTCAAGTGGTAAACCCACGGGAAAAAAGGATCCGGCTAAAGCCATGAAGTTTGCCGCATTTATCGCTGACCCAGATGCGTATGATAACGCTCTCATTGCTCACGGTAAGACTTTAGGTAAGAAACAAGTGGTGGCTGCAGACGAAAACCTTCCTGAGAATACTGGCGAACATGGTACGCCGGTGCCTGAGGAAAAAACCCTTTGGGATGCTTTTCGCAATAGAGCGAGGGCTACCGGAGGCAGATAACCCATTATTAAAAATTTAATCTTACTAAGATGCCTGGAATTGGTACAGTAAATAAAACAGTTGTCAGCGCAATTGCCCTGCTTGATCAGCGCGACATTCTCGAAAATGTTCTTGATATCCACAGGGATCAGGAACTCACAGACATCCTTACGCTCTCAGGACGGGCTAAGGAATCAAAGATGGGCACGTATCACAACTACGTGAACGAAGGCCTGTATTTGCTCATTGACACGACTGGTGCAACCGTAACAGGTTCCGGTTCACAAACCGTGAACACAAAAGCTACGGCTGCAACATCTGGCTACATCAAAAGGAACCAGCTGATCATTTTCCCTAACAGGAAAGTAGGTATTGTTACCGCTGTTACTTATGATGCAGTAGGTGGTGATACTTTCACAGTGCGTTCTATTGACGGCACCAACCTTACGCACACTGCTGCGCAAAGGCTGTCTCCGTTCTCTAACGCATTTGGTGAGAACTCTGTTACTCCTACCAACAGCCGTACAACACTGACAAAGTACATCAACAAGTTGCAGATTTTCCGTGAAAGGAACTCCGTCACAGACGTACAAAATGCATCTGCGATTGAAGTGAAGTTTCAGGGTAAGAACTACATTGTTTACAAGGATCTTTTTGAAAAGGCGATCAAAATCCAAGGTGATATCAACGCGGCCTTCATCGGTGGCGTAATGTCTAACCTGTCTTGGGAAGATAACGCTCCTGCTTTCACCGATCCTGGTAACGGTGGTAACCTGCAAACTACTGGTGGTGTTGACTGGTACATTGAGACTTACGGTGTGAAAGACACTGTAGCCGCTACTGGTACCGTTACACTGGCAGATATGGAGGACCTGAACGCCCAGCTTATTGCAGCTAAGTCGCCTAAAGATCACTTCCAGTTCTGTTCTAACGCAGTAGGAACCAAGTTTGATAATATGATCAAAGCTTTAGGTTCTTCTGGTCAGATTCAGTCTGCACAGTTGAAGGTAGACGGTCGTTCCATCGACTACACCACTACTTCCTTCACATACGGAAACTTCACTTACGATAAAATCTATGTGCCTATCATGGATCATCCTGATCTGTTCACACAGACAGATATCGTTAAGAAGTGCTACTATGTTCCTAAAGGAAAGATTAAGGTGCACGCCGGCGGTGGCATGGAGCCTCGTATCCAGTCCAGGTATTGGAAATCTCAGATCGCCAACAACCTTGGTACTGATATGATTGCAGAGTGGCACGATGGTGCACTTGCACCTACTGGCCCTGTTGGATCACAAGCAATTTGGGACACGTACTTTATGTCAGTACAAGGTCTTGAAATGCTCGGTGTTCAGCACTGCGCTCGTCAGATTGTACTTTCCTAATTAATAAAAGGGGTGGTGGAAACTCCACCCCTTTCTTTCTTCATTTACAAACAATAACGATGTCAGTACAGAAACAACAACTGCAAAAAGTGGGAGCCATCAATGATGTTCCCGAAGAAATGCTTCCTAACGTGTTGGAAAAAGGCCAGATTGCCGTTTACCAACTCGTGACAGGTGTAGCTAATCCCTTACCTATTGGCGACCAGCACCGAAAGAAAGAAGTGTTTTATGGCGCACGTGTTACTATTCCTCCCCGTGACAGGATCAAAGTTGGAGGCAGGCTTGTAGAGATCGGTGTTCCCATGGAATTCGATGACAAGACTGTTACCAGGTATGAAAAGTTCGGGTTTGCTGCAGATCAAAACCACGGAATCTTTGCTGTTACTGCAGGTGATTCCCGGATGGAAAGGTTCTATCCCTATTTTGAACTGAGCAATTACAATGAAAGCAATCCCAACAGGGACACAAATATTACACCCCTTTTCAAAAGGCTTGATCCAAAAGCGGAAGCCAAGGAAAAGCTCAGGAAGGGTACAGCGCTTGGACTGGCCACCAGCTCTGTTACGAATATGACTGCGGCTGAGGTAAGGAAGATTGCGGCCGCGCTCAATATGGATACCATGGAAGAAGCGGAAACGCTTCGTGGTGAACTCATGGAGAGGGCCGTTGCTAATCCTGAAGCCTTTGTAGCTCTGCTGGACGACCCCGCTACCAGGATGAAGTCTGTCATTAAAAGGGCGACTGATCTTGGTGTGATCGGGTATGATCCATCGCAGAAGAAATATATGTGGGGAGATGGCAACACCATTGCCAAACTGGATCTCGAAGAAGGTAAAACCTACATCGATTCCATGGGCGACTGGTTGAAAAGCCATCCATCCGGCCCCGAGGTTGCTAAGAAGATTGAAAAACTGGTAGCGGCAGAGTTGAAACGCAGAAGTGTGGATCCCGAAGCCGGTTCTGACTAAGGCGGTTGTTGTTTGTACATAGGTCTCCGCCTTCGGGCGGGGGCTTTTTTAAAAAACTTAGATGGCAAATTTATCTGCGTTCCTGAATTTTTCCATAGTTCTTGATAACAGCATAACTCCTGCGAAAGTCAGGTTTGTAGATAATTCGTCCTACCCCAATGGCCTGCCTATAAACGGCTTGGTCGAGATTACACAGCCAGATGGCGTATTGGCCACAGGCGCCATGATTGGAACATCTGGCGCTCTTAGTCCTATCCTTATCGAGATGCGTCTTGATACGCGGAGCCAGATCCAGGCTGGCCAGTGGCGTGTAAAATACACGGTTAACAGTGCTGGCTATGATGAAACCATACTGGACCGGACCTTTCAACTTAACTACAGCGAACCCGCAGCATACATTTCTCCGCTGCTCAACCTGTTCCTTCCTCAGCTCAGGGCTCAGGACGGAACGATATACACTATTGAAGGCCTGACGTTACAAAATGTAACCAGGTCTTGGCAGGCCGTTATTGAAGGTGTGGCTACGGTCACTGCCGGCAACGTGCTGCAATTTGATATGTCATCCAGTGGCAACTACTACGATGCCATGTACAATGTCTCGATGTCGAACATTGTCAACTGGACGGTGAATAGCAATGCTTGGGTAACGGTCCGCGAACTGATTACTGCTCAGGCAAATTACCAGATCGTGCCGCCTCCTTCTTTGTTGTCTTTGCTTAACGATCTCAACGAATTTAAAGCTACCCTGGACGCTGAGGGCTGCGGCTGCAGCGATAACGACAGGGCTAATTATAGCTATGCAGAAAGCCTGTTTTCTCATATCCTTAAGCGCGGCTGCTATGGCCAGACTTTGGGGCTGGATGCATACATTACTGAACTCGTAAAAGTTCTCAACGGAGGCGTACTGCCTACGCATGATAATACTGAGGCCGTGTTGGCCGCCTATGACTGGACCAGTCCATGTTCAGGATCCGGAACTACTGAAACCATGTCCAATCTGGGTAATGGTGAAGGCCAAGTGTATGCCAGCAAGTTAGGGGCGAACTTCAGGATGAGAAGCCTGAAGCAAGGTGCAGGTATCACTATTACCCAGAACGGGGACGAGATATTGATTACCTCAGCCAATACAGGCGAGGCTAATGTGGGACAAAATATAGGCACTAATGGCCAAGGCCTGTATATAGGCAAGAATGGTACCGCTTTGCAGATCAGGAAGATTGATAGCGGCGCCGGTATATCGCTGTCTGTAGGTGGCGGTGGCGAGTTGATTATTACCAATAGTGCTACGGGTGAAACCAATTCAGGTGCCAACGTGGGTACTGGTGCCCAAGTATTCAAGGATAAGTCTGGCGTTAATCTGCGGATGAGAAGTCTTGTACAGGGCTCTGGAATTACCATAACCCAGAACGCCGATGAGATAGTATTTTCTGCTACCGGCGGTGGTGGAAGTGGAGAGGTGAATGCCGGCGAAAACGTAGGCACAGGTGTAGGGTTTTACAAAGGTAAGTCTGGATTGAACCTTCAGTTTTACAAACTGCTGGGATCTACTTCCACAGGTATTAAGGTTACAAAGCTGCCAGGCTTATCGGATGACATTGAAATCTCTGGCCCTGGATTCACCAACATAGGAAGCGGTGACGCTGAGGTGTATAAAAACTTTGATGTCGGTACCAATACACACAGGCTTCGCAAGCTGAAATCAGGCACCAACGTAGGTATTTCTATCGTAGGCGATGATATCGTTATTTCAGCTTCCGGTGGTGGCGGCGGCGTAGATGTTACGGCTCCATTTATCGTGTATGCTTTCTTGATATCGCCAACAGTGGTGAGGGTAATCTTCTCAGAACCAGTACAGATTACCAATGCTAACGGATGTTCTGTGAGCAGCCCAACATCGAATCCTATTGTAAGCGTTTTGGGAACGGGTAGCAATACACTGGATTTTACTGTGACTAATGCCATACAGTATGGCGTCGTAGTTCAGTTTGGATTCAACGCAAGCCTTGGAAACATTCGGGATCTCGCCGCGTCTCCAAACCCTATGGCAACGCTGGGATCAGCATATACGGTTGTCAATGGTATTCCAGTGCCAAATCTCGATGCAATACCTGGTGTAGTTATCACCTCCCCAATAGACGATCATGTTTTGAAGTATTCTGGTGGGGTTATTATTAACGGTCCTGCACCTGGTGGCGGCGGTGGCGGCGGCGGCAGCTCGGAAGAAGGAACTCTGTAACAACAAATAACATGGCTACATCTATTACGATAAAAAGGCTTACGAATACTGGCGGAATATACCGTACAAGGGAATCTGGTGCCACTGTAGATAATGTCTGGGTAGTGCAAGATAGCGAAGGCGTCAAACTTGAAATTATGGACCGCAAGGCTCCATATGTGGCCAGATATGGTGGTATTATACCCGGATCAGATTTGACTTCAAGGTTAAATGCGATATATGCTGATGCGGATGTCAACGAGGTAGTATTTGATAATGGGAGTATTACTGTAAACGGGACGCTTACAATTCCAGCAAACAAAAAGATTACATTCCGGGCTAATGGAAGGCTGGTTGGAACCGGAACAATTAACGGCGGCATTATTCATGCAGAAACCAACCAGCACATATTTGCAACAACCCTCACGGTTAACCCGCAAGCAGTTGCTAATAGTTCAAATAATTTCTCAGTTAAGTGGTTTGGAGCTAAAGGGGATGCCTCTGTGGATGATCAACCATTTATTCAAAAAACGATTGACACGGTTGCAGCCAACCAGGATAAGATAAAAACTGTTTACATACCATCTGGCAACTATATCCTTTATGCTCCGTTAATTATTTACAAATGGAACGGAACCAGGTATCTGCAGGTTACAATAAATCTAAAAGGCGAAAAGGTTCATGCAGGGCAGGCAACAGCAGGAACAAGGCTTCTTTTCTCAAACAATAACCTGTTTTGCATTGGAATTCAACAGGGCAAGAGAACTACAATAGAATATCTGGAAATTTCCGGTGAATTCAACCCCACCTTTTCAAGTGACTTTGATTTTTACAGTCGCTCATTGGCTGCCTATACAGATGGAACAAGAAGGGATAACAGGTTCTCTCCACACTGCGGCGTTGCAATTGATCCATTTGGTAATAGGCCAAGCGCTGGGCAAATTTGGGCGGGTAATGAATATCCGGGTTACACGTCTTGGTATAGGGGAGATGTAAGCGTTGACGCACAGGCGGGATCTACAGGCACGCTTATTAAAGAGCTTTACATTGCAGGCTTTGTTGTTGGTGTTGGGCACTCGTTTAATGGAGTGACCAAGAATGCGGAAATGACTCAGGTTATTGATTGTCAGATTAATACTGTAAAGGTCGCTGTCTCTAACGGGCAGGATCAGGAAAAGTGCAACCAGGTAATCAATTTGATGTGCTGGAACAGGGTTCACACTGTTTTTGCTGCAGGCTTATACGGTAACCAGATACCAGGAAACTGGTATATTGAGAAAGTAAACCTTGCCGGAACAGTACAACAAATCTTCTATTTTAACGGCGGCGGGTACTATCCAACATATGCCAAAGAGATTTTTGCAGAAAGAACAGGACGGGTAGGATATTTTGGTACAAAGTTAAAGTGCCATATATCTGACAGTGTTTTGGACTTTGCTGTGCCTGAGTATGCCGGTGGATACTACCAGTATGTTATAGATGGTGATTTCACCACTTATAGGAACTGCGCTCTTAGGTATTACGGCAGCGCTTATGGAACTCCTATTGCAATCAGGGGGAAAAGCTACTTTGACAACTGCGCTTTTGCAGTTGCTCCTTTCGTATGCGATCCGGAGATGATGAATAGCCCTGTTGGAACTACCATATCTGAGCAAACAGGATTGAGTGTATTTACAAATTGCACAGTTGATCAACTGGTTCTTGGCGATAGCCAAGAATGTGTAATGCAGATCTCTGACATGGACAACTGGATGGTTTATGGCGATAAAAAATACAGGTTGTTAAACTCTGAATGGAGCCAAAACGAAAGCATCCAGCACGTCATAGAGGGTGGGTACAAAATTGGAGATATCTATTGGGCAAGGTTGTTTAATGACCCAAATCTTTGCGTCATAAATATTGGAGGTGATGCTAACAGAACCTCGGTAATAAATGTCGGATCGGCTTACATTAACAGGTTTGTTGCTTTCAGTTTAGTAGTTACTGAGGGCGGATTAATTGTAGGCTATTGTACAGGAGTGAATACTTTAACTAATCAAATAACTGTTTTCTTCACAGGCCCAGATATTGTTTCCGGCAACTCTTACTCATTGGGTTGCTATTATCCAAGATACAACCTGGGGTCTTTTATTGGAGATACAACTATTGGAAGCAACCAGATAACCAATGTCGTCTTTGACACTATTGGTCCGAATGGTTCAGCCATCGCTGGAACGTTAATTGAAACTCCAATATTTCACAACTTCTCACTTACCGGAAAATATCAAAGGCTGGCTAAGATCATTTCATACAATTCTGGCACCCGCACTATCACTTTAGATCAAAACTACGGTATGACTTCTCAGGGAGCATATTTTGGACTTGGAAAGCGCAAGAAGATTGTGTACGGAACGAATGATATTGGAGGGATCGCAGACGCTACAATACTTACAGCCGGATCTATGGCTTATGTAACTGTTGCGCCAAGTGGTATTGAAAGGACTTATATCGTTAAGAAAACTGGATTTGCAGATGCGGCGGGCATTGGGGGAGGCGAGACAAGACAAGCTCTTTGGTATGAAGTTGGTACAGCCGGCTCAAATCGTGACGAATTCAGTTTGTCCGCAGATGGAACAAGGTCTGTTCCTTCTGATAGGATTCTTACAAAAATTCTGGTGTTGCCTACGGTTAATCTTGCAGCGTTTAAGATTGGCACTACCGCAGGTGGCGAAGAATTAATGACCACG